CCGGCGGTGAGCAGCGGAACGTGGATCTCGAAGACGTAGATCCCCTGGTGCCCCTGCTCCCCGGTCAGCGTCACCTGGCCGTTGGTGTTGCCGGTCAGCGCCACGTTCGTCCACGACTCGGTGCCGGCCAGCGTCGCGCCCGCCTTCTGCCAGAAGTGGTCCGGGTTGAACGTGTTGTTGGCCGAGCCGCCCGAGCTGGCCGACCAGAGGTTGAAGGTCAGCACCGGGTCCGTGCCGGACGACGCCGCGCCCTTGATCAGGACGGCGTTCCAGTTCCGAGCGTTGCGCAGGTTGACCCGCTTGCCGGTGACGCCAGCCGCCGACAGGTCCACCGGCATGGCGTCGGGGCCGAGGTCAAACGTGTATCCGAGCTTGAACATGATCTTGTCTCGCTTTCTGTTCCACCCGAGTGGGCCGAGGAACGGACCGGGCCGACGGCGGGGACGGTGCCGCCGCCGGCCCGGATGATCACTGCGCCAGCGCCACGTACGGCGACAGGAGCACGCTGGAGTTGTTGTGCGGGGTGATGGCCTTCGGCAGCCACGGCCGGCCGTCCACGCGCTCGATGCAGCGGAACGCCGTCTTGTCGGTGCCGAACAGGTAGTCCGTGCTGGACTCCACCTGCATCATCTGGCGGTCGCCCACCAGGTACTCGCTGAAGTCCACGAACATGACGTCCGTGACGCCGGCACCCGCGCCGAGCGGGCCGATCTTCTCGGTGAAGATCACGGGCCGGCCGAGGATCGTCGGCGTGGGGTCGCCCACGGCGTTCGGGATCCACAGCATGACCGGCACCGGGATGGTGCCGCCGCCGCCGCTGTTCGGGATGAAGTACAGTTCGGCCATCTCGGCGAAGGCGTCGTGCGACATCACCCAGCAGCTGTTCGGGATGCTGGCCGGGTACATGGACTGGTACATGCCGACCAGGTCTTCGTACCGGATGTGCCCCGAAGTGGTGCGCGTCTTGGTGACCACGCCGGTGCCCTGCGTGACGCCGAGCGGCTGCGTCACACCGTCGCCGGTCAGGAACGCGATGTCCTCGAACCAGGTGATGCCCTGCGGGAACTTCGCGCTGAACCAGCTCATGAACGCGGGCGCGTCGTGGATCAGCTCGTTCGGGATGCCGGCGTAGCCCATCAGCTTCTTGGCGTCCAGCGTGACCTGACCGAACTTGGCCGAGCTGTCCACGCCCGGCTGGCCTTCCGCCAGCCAGAAGAACTGGAGGCCACCGAAGATGGACGTGACGCGAGAGCGCTCATCCACCGCCGGGATCGGCACCTTCAGGCTGTCCATCTGGATGACGGTGGCGCGCTGGCGCACGATGGACGACGGCAGCGCCAGCTGGAGGATTTCCGAGCGCAGGATTTCCGGGATCAGGAAGCCGCCGTCACTCGGCACGATGCTGCCGTAGCTGTTCTGCACGTCCTGGAGCTTGGCCAGCTTGGCCAGCAGGTCGGCCTTGCCGGCCACGTTCATCTGCGGCCGGACGGCGGCCACCACGGCGGTGAAGTACTCCCACGCGTTGGCGAAGTTGCTGTCCAGCTTCGCGCCGATGGCCGCCTTGTCCCACAGCTGGCCCTTGGACGCGCGGGCCGACTTCAGGCCCATGCCCTGGCGCTTCTGCTGAAGCTCGGCCACCGCGGCACCCGGCTTGAACCCCTTCGGGAGTTCGTTGCCGTGCTCCTCCAGGTAGTCGACCAGCGAGAGTTCCTTCTCCGCCAGGGCCTCGGCCATGGCCTGCTTGCCGGCCTGCGTCTTGGCCCATTCCGCGGCGTACGCGTTGCCGAAGTCGCGGAACTGCTTGGCGGCGTACTCGGGGTCCGTGCTGATCTTGTTCCGAACGTCCTCGGTCAGCCAGGTGCCGAGCGCTTCCGGGCTGGTGGGAATCGCCGTTGTCATCCCTTGGTCCCTTCATTCCACGCCCGAGCGAATGCCGTGGCGTCCCATTGGTTCTTCTGCTGCTCGGCCGGCGGTTCGGCCTTTGCCGCGATGGTAGCTGGCGCGGGCGCTGACTGACGGCCGTCGAAGTTGTAAAACGACAGGTTCCACTTCCGGTCGTCAGCTGAGTTCTCAGCCTGCGTGCCCGGTTCGCCGATGTGGTCGGCCAGGCCGGCGGCCACCGCTTCGTCCGCGTTGTACCACTGCTCACCGCGCATGGTGTTGCGCCAGTCCGCGGCGTCCCCGCCAGCCTTGGCGGCGTACATGCTGGCGATGTTGTCGCTGACCTTGTCCAGCAGGTCGGCCAGGTCCCGCATGTCGGCGGCGTTACCCCGGCAGGCTCCCATGGCGTCGTGGATCATCATGGAGCTGTTCGGCATCATCGTGACCGAGTCGGCTGCCATGCAGATGAACGACGCCGCCGACGCCGCCAAGCCGTACACCACGGCGTTGACGGTGGCGCGGTGCGCGCGGAGCAGGTTGGCGATGGCCACGCCGTCGAACACATCCCCACCGGGGCTGTTGACCCGCAGGCTGATGGTCGGCGCGGTGACGTCGGACAGCTGTCGGGCGAAGTCGGACGCCGTGACTCCCCAGAAGCCGATCTCGTCCTGGATGTCCAGGATGGCTTCCTCGGCGTCGGTGGTGTTGCGGAACTGGAACCACGTCTTGCCATCGCCTGCCAGCTGCGCCCGCGGCGCGTGCTGACGAACACGGTCCTCACTGGACAGCATTCCAAGCGAAACGGCCTGGTTCCAGAATGCCTTCAGCTCAGCACCCATGGAATTGTCCGCTTTCTTGTTGTAATCGTTCAGATGTGCCTGGAGGTGAGAACGTACTCCAGCCTTATCGCCGCTCGGAATGGACGACCCGGACAGCCGGGCAAGTCCATTACGACAGCCCGGAATGTTCGCCGGTCCGCCATCGGTGGTGTGGTGCGGGAACTTGTAACCGCTCTTCTCGTCCCCTGCTCCATTGTCCTGCCACGCATGGCAGTAATGCAGCACGCTTGCCTTGTTCGGCATAGCCGCCACAGCAGCCGGGCCATCCCACGGCGTGTTCACCGTGGAAGTGTGGTGCACCCCAATCGCCGGCATCATTCACCCGCCTTTCGCCAGACGCCGACCACAGTGCCCCGGCATCGGTCACGGCCAAGACAGAAGACGTATCCGCGGACGGGGTAAAGCTCGTATACCTTGCTGAAGTCGCCGGTGGGAGTGCCGGCCAGATACGTGCCGTGGATCTCGTGACACGGTTCGCACGTATTCGAATCGTTTACTTCAGACGCGTAAATGTAGACGTCGTCCACGCCGAGCACGGTCAGGATGCGCGCGTGATTGCCTGCCCCGTGCAGCGCCGCGCCGAGCACGTAGTTCAGCTGCGCGTCGGTCAGGTTGGCCACGTGCTGGTGAACCAGCTGCTGCGTCTCGGGCACCGAGCTGTTCGGGCCGTGGACGCGTGCCGCTTCGCTGCCAGCGGACTGCCCGAGCGACGTGGCCAGCAGCGCCACGGCGACGCCGGCCTCTGTCTCCAGCTCGGCGTCGGTCGGCGTCTGCGGCGTCGTCCCGGTCAGGCCCTGCTCGGCCAGCTCGGTCACCATGTGCGCCGCCGCGGTGCCGGCGAAGGCGCTCATCGCCTTGCGCACCATGCGCCGCGCGTTGTCCAACGACGGCAGCGCCAGCCGGCCCAGCGCCGCCCTGTCACCGGCGTGGAGGACTCGGCCGATCTCGGCCACGTAGAACTGCGTCCACGACGACTTCACGGACTCCCACGACGCGATGAGCGCCGCCAGCGCGACGCCGAGGCTGGCCGCCAGCGGCGCGATGTCCACGGACTCGGCGGCAGCCGGGTCCTTGGCCGGCTGTGGCGCGGTCACAGCGTGCCCCACGTCGGCGCGAACTGGTCCACGAAGGCCTGCACGGCGGCGCGGCCCGGCTGGCCAGCCATCAGCTCGGGCAGCGTCTTGCGCGCCTGCATCGGGTCCGTGGTCGGCGTCTGCGCGCTCGGTCCGGGCGGTCCGACGTAGCGCATGGTGGGCAGCGACAGCGACGCCAGCACGTCGTCGGGGTGCCAGCCGGCGGCCACCATCTCGGCGGCGGCGTGCGCGTTGCTGGCGGTGGTGGCGGCGTCGGCCTGCCAGTCGTCCGGCACCGGGTTGTCGAAGTCGAAGCAGTACGCGCCCGTGCCGCCGGATCCGAACATCGGCAGCAGGTACCAGTTCAGCGCCGCCTTCCAGCGCCGCGCCTTGTTGACGATCGGCCATTTCGTCCAAACGTATTCGGCTGCCTCGGCGTTCGCGCGGTTGACGTCAGTGGAGACGCCGACAATAGCTTTCGGCACGCGAAGGCCTTCGTAAATGGCGTCCCGGTCGTCCTGTCGCATCTGCGTGAACTGCATGTCCTTCAGGGACACATCATTCTGAATCCACTTACCGCGCTCCAGAATGGCCACACGGTGCGCGTTCCGAACGCCGCGGTGCTGCTCGGCCCAGCGCTCCATGATCTCGTTCAGTTCGCGCTCGGTGAGCAGCGCCTCTTCGTCCAGCTCGATGATGCCGCCGGGGTTAGCGCCGTTGCGAAAGAAGTTGCGCCGGTATTCCTCGGTCATGTGCGCTGCGTCCAGGCTGGTGAGCAGCGGCTTGACCGGCGACATTCCACCGAGCGGGTCATTCGGGTCCGGCACCTGAATGGGAATGACTTCGTCCAGCTGGAGCGGAATGAAGCTCCCGTCATCGCAGACGTAGGCGTACCCGGCCAGGTAACGATCCGGATCAGGAACCGGCACGATTCGGTCACGACGGACCGGCCACATCGAGCGCGGGACGCCGAGCTGGCGCGCGACCACCAGGTACACCAGGCCGGTAAGTTCCACCAGTAGCTGGCTGTACTCAACGAAGAACTGCTGGTGCATGAAGTCGTTGGGCTTCTCCCACAGCCGCAGGGCGGCGTGGTCCGGCACTTCCTTGCGCGGGTCCGGACCACTGATCCGACCGCGGCCGGTGTGCGTCTGGAACAGCCGCCAGGTCAGCCCGCCGATGGCCTCGGAGTTGGCGGCGGCCGCGGTGTAGAGCGGGGACGACTTGCCGAAGCCGTCCACCTGGCGCTGCGTGTCGCTGCCTCCATGCCCCATCAGCATCTGGAGCGCGGTTCCGCGGCTGCGTGACCCGACTACCGGGACAGGCGGCCGGTCCCCGTCGGACGGCACGGCCGGCGTGGCCGAGGTGACCCGCCGGGCCAGTGCACTACCGAGGGACCGCACCATCCTGGTCACCGTCCTTCGTCTCGGCCGGCGTGCCGCCGGTGATGTAGTCGAGTGCGAAGAACGAGACGCCGACGGCCACGAATCCCGCAATCGTGGTCCATTGGAACATGGCGTAGTCGATGGCTGCCAAACCCAGGGTCTGGAGCACCACCGAGCGAATGCCGGCGGCGCTGCGCTTGGTCAGCAGTCCGACGCGTTCGACGAATCGCAGCGCCCGCGCACCGGCCTGCTGTCCGGCGGCCACGCCAACGACGGAGAGGCTAGCCATTCCGCACCTTCTTTCGATTGCCGGCCGTGACTCGGTCCACCCGAGCCACGGTGTAGCGCATGGCGTCCATGCCGTGGTCGTTCTCTTTGCGCGGGACGTCCTTGGACACCTTGCCTTCCACGATGTCCCACACGTACGAGGTGATCTCGTCCAGTGTGCACGCCGGCTTGCCGGCTTCGCGCAGGCTCACGTCCAGCGACGCCAGCGCGCCGCGCACCAGGTACAGCCGCGGCCGGCCGTCACCGGCCACCTTCAGCCGGGACTGGACGGCTTCCACGCCCGGCTTCACCCACTTCACCGCGGACACGGTGCCGCGGCCGAAGTGCTTGCGGAAGGTGGCCCGGTCCTCGGCGTCGTGGTCGCAGATGATGGCCCACGGCTCTGGTTCGAGTTCGTTGCCGTCCTTGTCGAACAGCATCTTGCGCAGGTCAGCCACATGGTCTTCCACCAGGCGCTGCGTGCGGTACTGCTCGGCGTACAGGTACAGCCGGCCGTCGTCGTCCTCGGCCCACCGTTGGATCACCGTGGGGTTCGTGAAGCCGAAGTCGATGGCCATCCACCGTCGCCAGTGCCAGGGCAGGCCGGCGGCGCACAGCCGGGTGTCCTCCCAGCCGCCGTACAGCGCGCGGATGTCGGCCAGCGTGGGCGCGTGAATGGCGGCGTCGAACAGCTCATACACCTGGCCGTCGGTGGCGACCCAGAGCCCATCACGCAGGCGCTTGAGCCGAACACCGGTGAGCGCGTCCAGCCGGGCCATGTACTCGGCCCCGTAGACGGTCAGGCTGCCGTCCGGGAGGTACAGCCGCGGGTTGTCCCGGTGCCGTGACTCGAACAGCTGGACGGTGCCGGCGTCGGCGCGCTGCTTCAGCCAGTGCGTGGGCACATCGGGGTTCGTGTCGGCAATCAGCTGCTGGAAGCTGATCTTGCCGTTGCGCAGCCGGGTGTTGCAGTTCTCCCAGTCGGTGACGGTGAGCTGTGTGGCTTCCTGCACGTAGATCACGTCGTACTCGGACGACATGATCCGGTTGGGGTCGTTGAGCCCACCCACGGCGATGAACGAACCGTTGGTGTAGCGGTAGCCTGGTGCCTCTTCGCGCGACCCGCCGAAGTACGCGCAGACGCCGAGGTCCAGCGCTTCCTTGGCCACGTGCTCTTTCCACGTCACCAGCGCGGTGGAGCCGAGGTCGGCGGCCACCTTGCGCAGTATCAGCCCGCGCATCCCCGGGTTGAGCAGCGCCATCAGGTGCAGCTTCTCCAGGCACGCCCGAGTCTTGCCGGTGCCAGCGGGGCCGGACAGCAGCACTTCCTTGCCGCGGTAGCCGAACAGCGACTTGGCCGCGCCCCATGGCTCATACCGGTGCACGGTGGTGCTGGCCGGCTGCGCCAGCGTGGCGGTCACCGCAGCACCAGCCAGAGCGTGTCCACCACCAGGATGGCCACGATGACGGCGGTGTCCAGCCAGTCATGCCACCGCGGCCGGTGCTTGGCGTGCTGGTGATCTGGCTGTCCGCACCACGCACAGCTGGGCAGCGTGTTCCGCGCCATCATCGCCGGTCCAGCCAGCGCCAGGCCTGCACCACGTGCCGCCACTGCACCGAGCTGACCAGCCGCAGCGCCGCATCGGGCGCGCAGCCCACGGCGCACACGGTGAACAGCCACACCAGCAGGCCGGGCACGCCGCAGAGGCCGACCAGCACGACGGTGGCGGCCAGCATGAGCGCGGACACGGCGACGCCGCGGGTGATGGTCACGGCTGCGCTTCCCCGTCCTCGGCACCGAGCACGCCGGTGTTCTCCACCCACGTGGTGCCGCAGCCGCAGACGTGCGCCACCTCGGCGGCGTGCTCGGTGTTGACCATCACCAGGTGCTCGGAGTGCAGTGCCTTCACGTCGGTGTGGCAGTAGTGGATGTGCCGGTTGTGCGCGTCGTCCACCTTGTCGACCAGCACCGCACCGCAGCAGTTCGGGTCACGGCGGCGTTCGCAGGCCGGCCAGTCGTCCATGCCCTTCGCGCCGAGCATGTGGGCGACGACGGCGGGGCCGAGGTCGGCGGCCAGCTGACCGAGCTGCGACAGCCCAGCGCCGCCAGGCTGGCCCATCAGCGCCGCCAGGGCGGCCGGTTCGATGTCGTGCGGCACGTTGGGCAACTCGGTCACTTCAGTGCCTCCGTATCCACGCCGACCACTTCGTACTTGATCGACGCGTCCATGATCACCTTCTGCTGGACGGGCGCGTTCGCGCCGCCGAGCACGGCCATCTTGGCCAGCAGCTGCTGCATCTGTCCGATGGCTGCCAGCTTGGGCCCGTCGTCTATCACGGCCTTGCCGCTCGGGCCGTACACCACCTGGCCGTTGCTGTGCGCCAGATGATCCCGGTCCAGCACTTCGTTGGCCTTGCGGTACAGCTCTTCGAACTGACCCATCAGCTCGGAGCGCAGCTCGGCCAGCGCGGGCGCGGGGATGGACTTGAGCGCCCGCCGCCACTGCTGCCACACCGCCGACTTGGACGGCGGCTCGGGTAGATTGCCGGGCCATTCGCCGGCTTCCCACAGCTGGCGGCCGATCTCCTCGAACTCCAGGTGATCACGCCGAAGCTCGATGATCCGGGCGTAGGTGACGTGCTGCTGCTCCTCGGTCCACCGCGCTGCCATGCCGATCACCTCCGCAGTCGAGTGTGGCATGGGTGCAGTCGGTTGCCACGTTGCACACCGTAGCAAGAAGCGGCACCAGTCCGTGTGACTGGTGCCGCTTCGAGGTGATCAGATCACTCGCTGTCGATGTCGTCCGCCCACGCCCGAAGGGCCTTCTCCACCTTGCCCTTCGGCTTCTGCGAACGGTCACCCGCCCGATCCAAGGACTTGTCATCCTTGTGCACCTTGGCGATGTTGGTGGGCTTGTCTCCCTTGGCCGGCTTCTCGCCCTTGTCCTTGGCCATGATCCCTCACTCCTGCTCGGCGCTTGTGCTCGGTTCATCGCTGGAACCGGCGTCGGCGTTACCGCCTTCCACCTCCACGTGCCAGCCCTCGGCCAGCAGCTGTTCCAGCTTCGAACGGCGGAAGCGCACCAGCGGGTAGCCACCGGCCTCACGGCGGAACTTCACCACGGTCCCGGGCAGCAGGCGTCCACTGGTGCGCCAGTAGTGCAGAGCGCGCAGCCGGATGCCCAGCACGTCGGCCGCCTGGTGGCGGGTCAACATGTCGGGATCGTCCGGGTGTAGCTCGCTCATGTTGCATAGGGTAGCACGGGGAGACGCCGAACACGCGACGTCTCCCCGTCAAATCACCCGCTGTGCCAGGACCGGGCCGGCGGGCCGCCCGCGCTGGCGGTGATGGCGATGTCCCCGAGTCGGTGCGTCATCAGCCGCATGAGGGTGTCCAGGCCGTCCTGCGCCCGGTCCTCTCGAACCATCGCCACCGCTTCGTCATGCACCGGCATGAGCACGCCGCCGCGGTGCTCGGTGCCGTCCCACGCCACCAGCGTGTCCCCGAGCAGTTCGCGCGCGGTCCCTTGGATCAGGTAGTTCGGGCCCTTGTGCGGCTGCCGGGGGTCCAGGTGGATGACACGGCCCGAGTAGGTGCGGAACTGGCGGTTGCCAGCCCGGATGGCCGACTTGACCTCTTCGGACCACTCGGACAGCCGCGGGGTGAGCTGGCGCAGCGCGCCGACGGCGGCGGCAACGGTCTCCACCGAGACGCCTGACTGCTTGGCCAGCGTCTCGAAGCCACCGCCGTAGATGAAGCCGAACACGATGCGCTTGGCCAGCGTCCGGTACTCATCGGCCAGTTCCTCACCGAAGACCTGCGCCGCGATCATCCGGTGGATGTCCAGGCCCTGTTCCAGCGCCTGGCGAAGGATCGGATCCCCGGACAGCGCCGCGGCCACCCGCAGTTCCACACCCTCGAAGTCGGCCGAGACGATCATGAAGCCGTCGTCGGCCAGGATGCACTCTCGCAGCCCGCCCTTCTTGCTGATCTGTTGCATGTTCGGCCGGACGCAGCTCATCCGCCCGGTGTCCGCGCCGAGGGTGTAGACCGTGGGCCGAACACGGCCGTCACCCTGGAGCACGGCGATGCGCCAGGGCCGCAGCAGCAGCTTCAACGCGGTGTCGTGGTGCCGCCAGTCCAGCACCAGCCGCGCGGCCGCCTGCGCGGGCCCGGACAGCTCGGCCAGGGTGTTCATCACGTCCTTGGCCACGCTGGGCTGCCCCTGCGGGAACTTCTTGGACGGCGGCGTCATCGGCAGCCGAACGCCCATGCCCATGAAGGCCTTGGCCAACTGCGGGGAGCTTCCGGGGTTGTCGATGCGCAGCACGTCCCGCAGCTGCTCCCGAAGCCGCTTCTCGTCCACGTCGTGCTTGTCGTGCTGCTCCAGCACCAGGTCGGCGTCCAGCGGGAAGCCGAAGGTGGACGCCGGGGCCACCACCCGCTGAATGTGCCGCTCACGCGCGTGCACGGCCGGATCAGGCTCGGGAAGCTCCAGCGCCAGGAACGCGCCGTCCAGCACGTCGGCGCAGGCGTAGCCGATCATCGTGGCGCAGCGCTTGTCCACCTGGAGCCATCCCGAGCGCTCGGGCGGAGTGGTGGGGTCGGTGTCCTTCAGCCAGTTCGCCGCGGCGAACAGCTCATCCTTGCGTTCCTCGGCCGCTGGTGACATCGCCTTGTCACCGAGCACGGCGGCGCTGGCCGCCTTCAGCGCGGGATCCCCGCCGCTGCTGCTCGGGTCCGCCAGCTTGGCCGGCAGCACGGTGTCCTCCATCTTGGCCCACAGCTCATCGTGGGTGGCGATGCCGGCGTGGTGCAGCGGGGGGATGTCGGCGGCGGCGTTGTGCGCGTGCAGCACCTCGGCGCGCTTGAGCGCCGCCGTGGCGATGGCGCAGCACACCGAGCAGTCGGCGTCCAGGTCCACAGTCAGCACGCGGGTGCCGAGCTGCACGGTGCGCAGCGCGTACTCGGGGTGCCCGATCGGGTAGCCGGACGTCTCGCAGTCCACCGTGAGGTGGCCGCGGGACTTCGCCATGGCGTCGGCCAGCAGCGGTCCCACGTGCACGTGCTCGATGTGCCGAGGGGTGGGGCTAGTGCGTCGGACCACCGCCGGCAACTCCACCAACTCGCCGGCCAGCTCGGCCACCTTGGCCGCCTTCTCCGCGGCCTTCTCGGCGCGCTTGCGCTCGGCCGCCGTCGGCTCCCCCGGCTTGCGCCGTGTCTTCTTGATCGGTTCAGCCGGCGTTACCGTTTCGTGACTCTGTGACGGACCCGCCAGCGTATCCGAAACGAAGAGTTCGCCCTGGCCAGACGCCGAGTGCGCAACTTCCGGTGACGGATGCGTGACGGACCCCCCTATCCCCGTATTTACAGACTTTATTGATACAGATAGATTTTGATTTGAGAACTGGGGAACCTCCGTCACATCCGTCACACCAACATCAACATGTGCCTGGACCTGGTCATTCTCCTGTGACGGATGCCCCTCGGCATCCGTCACCGATCCGTCACATGCGTCACGCTCGGCCATGGGTGCCGGAACCGGTACCGGACCCTGTGTGAACCAGCCGCCGCCGGGCGTGTTGATGATCAAGTGCCTGTACTTGCCGTCCCGCATCGTGGTGGTGCCGATGCCGAGCTTGGCCAACCGCCGGCCGAAGTCCACCGCTGTCGGCACCGCGCGGCGTCCGTAGACCGGGCTGGCCTTGAACCAGGCTGCGAAGTCGTTGTGCAGGGCCCGGGACGGCGTGCCCGGTTCGCTCGGGCTGGTGCGCTCGGACATCCACTGCTGGACGGGGTCCTGCTCGGCCACCATGGCGTCCACCAGCTCGATGACGCTGGCCGGCGTGGCCTTCGGGTCCAGCGTGCTCGGATCGGCCAGCCAGGCGGCCGCGCGGCGCATCATGGCCGCCAGCACGCCGGGCGCTTCCTTGGCCCACACCCCGCTGATGGTGTCGCCGTTGACCTGGCCGAGCGCCGCGCGGGTGCGCGCCACCTGCTCGGGGTCACCGTCGCAGGCGATGACTCGGGCCCGGTCCCGAAGCGCGTCATCGGTCAGCTCGGGCGCGTCGTTCTGCATGAGCACCAATGTGTGGGTGCTGTCCCACGTCACCGGGTCCTTGCGCATCTGGTTTCCGGTCATGCGGCCGCCGCCGGTGAGCAGCTTGACCCGCTCCACCTTGTCCCGGTGGGTAGGGGCTGGTTCGTCCACGTAGGCCAGCCGCAGGCCTTTGAGCGAGTAGACCACCGAGCCGTGCGCTTCGGGCGCGATGATCAGTTTCTGGTCGGCCGGGCCGCCGTAGGTGCCGAGCAGGTTGCACAGCAGCGCCACCACCTGCGTCTTGCCGCGGCCGGTGTCGCCGTAGAGCACCGGCATGATGCGCGGGCTGTGGCCGGTGAGGCCGACGGACAGCACCGACAGCGCCCACTCCCGGATCTCAGGGTCCGGCCACACCGCGGCCACGAACGCGTCCCACAGCGGCGTGGGACCTTCCACGGGCGCGAACCGGGCGGCGTGAGTGTGCGGCGTGAGCGGATCGATGTCGGCCAGCCCGCCGGTGCGCAGGTCCCATGGCGACCCGCCGGCCCACAGCACGTGAGGATCGGCGTCCAGCTCGGACAGCCGGACGTGGTTGGCGTGCTCACCAGCGGCCAGGCGGTCCCGCATCTTACGGCTGATCGGGGCCGCGCCCGCGGTGCCGGTGAACTTGGTCAGCCGCCAGGCCTGCCAGTGCTCGGCGGTGCGCTCGGCCACGTCCTTGGGCACCGGACGCACGCCGGGCGGCATCCGCCGGGCCACGTCGGACACCGCCCACCCCGACGCGTCGCGGGTGATGGTCTGCCAGCGCTCGGGCCCACGCACCAGGAAGGACCCTGACTCGATGTCCATGCGGAGGTTGGGGTACAGCTCGGCCAGCACGGCTTCGGCCAGGCCCTGGTCCGTGTTGTCCTCGGCCGGGTCGAACACGTCCGGTAGCCGACCGGTGGCCCGGACGTGCTCCAGCGACGCCGCTGCACGCGGGGACAGCGCCGACACCCCGGACGTGGTGCCCCTGTCGTCATAGACCCGGAACGGGCGCTGCGCGCCGTCGGCCAGACCCTGCCCGATCCACTTCACGTCGTCGGCGTCCGGCTGGCCGTTCCAGGCCTGCCCCGCGGCCTCGGCCAGCAACTGCTGCGCGTGCTCGGCCGGCAGCACGCTGGCACCGACGTAGCCGCCGAGCACCAGCGCCGCGCGCAGCAGGGTGTTGCGGTAGCCCGAGCCGAGCGCCGCCGGCACCGAGGCCGCGGCCAGCTCACGGTTGATGGCCTGCTGTGCCGAGCGCCAGCTGTGCGGCGCGCGCTGGTTGGTGAACGCCGACCAGCCGTCGGGTGAAGGCCTTGCCCCTGTAGCCGTCTGACTACCGCCGGTGTTCGGCCTCGGCACCTCCCGCAGCGCCGCCGTCCAGTCGTCCGGCAGGAAGGGGAGGTCAGCGACTGCGGGGACCTCGGACGGGTCCGCTGGCGTGAAGTCGGGCCGGTACCAGGCGTAGACACCACCCTCGGGGTGCACGCTCGGCGCGGCCACCACGTAGCGGTGGTGGTGCTGGATGACGTCCACACCGGGGCAGGGCTTGCCGACCAGCCGGACGTCGGCCTGCGGCAGCCGGTACAGCCAGATGCGGGCCGGTGACGTCTGGCCGCGGGAGGTGGACGACCACGTGGCCGGAAGCGGGCCGAGGTCGTGCTGCTCGGCCATCTCGAACAGCGCCTGCGCGCCGTGCTTGTCGCCGTAGTCGTCCACGTCGATGCCGACCACGCCAGCCGGCAGCCGCAACGCCAGGTTAGCCGGGTCCTGTGCGCCATCCTGGCCCATCATCCAGGCTGCCACCTGCTGTGGTGACGGCACCGCGCCGCCAGCACCGGTGAACCCCTCGGGCGGCGGGAACTTCTCGCGGAACGGCAAGGGCAGAACGCCTGTCCAGCCTGCCTGAAAATACAGCGCCGCCTGCGCGAACGGACTAGTCATGCTAGGTTCCACGTGCTGGATTCCTTTCGTATG